AGAATCATGATATTAACTCAGGAATCCTGTATAAAACCCAAATCCCGTTTGCCGGCAAGCTTTCAGATGCCGTAAAGAAATCAGTAGGCTGTACCCCTAACGCAGGTGGAGCTGTAGCCTTAACTCAAAAGTATTGGGATCCTGAAATCTTTGATGTAAGGTTCACGCATTGCGCCGCTGACCTTAACAAGCTTTTCAAGTTGTTCCAAAAAGAACAAAGGATCAACCCTGATTATTTCGATAAGCAAGGTTCTCCGGAGATGGGAATGATATATTCCTTGATATCTCAAATGCTTCGTGAGACTTTACCTATCAAGGTCTGGTTCTCCGATATCGCAGCCGATGAAGTATTTGGAGGCGGCGTGCTTAAAAACGGTACGGACATCGATTTGTACAACGTTTTTGACGGTTTGTTCAAGCAGTTGTTTGCTGCTATAACAAGCGGTTCTACTTACCACGTAGACATCGCCAAGAACGATGGGACCTCTTACGCCCTTCAAGCTTTGGCGGCTGATGACGCTTTCAACACTTTACTGGCTATGAGAAATAAAGCAGACGAAAGATTGCTTGAGGATCCTAACGCCAAGTTTTATGTTACCCGCAGCCTAGCTGATAACTACCGTGATTCTTTGAGAACCAAGACCCTTACCAATGGGTACACAGATATTACTGAGGATGGTAAACCTATATTGATGTTCGACGGCATTCCCGTTGAAGTAATGTACGTATGGGATCGCCATATAAAAGCGATTCAGGATAATGGGACAAAATGGAACATTCCTCACAGGGCGTTGCTTACCACTCCTGAGAATATCCCGGTAGGAACAGTAGCCGAAAGTGATTTCGAGACATTAGATTCTTTCTATGATAGAACCTTAAAAGCAAACATCACTGACATCGCATTTAGCTTGGACGCTAAATTCCTCGAAAACTACATGGCGATTTTCGCTTACTAAAAAACACGCCCCTTTCATTAGGGGCTTTTTGAATAACACTAAAAATTAAAAGACATGGCTACTTGTGTACCAGCGATAACAGCAGATTTACTTTTTGATTGCGACAATAGAGATTTACAAGGAATTGAAACAAACCTAGTACTTCTTAATCGTAACGATATAGATTTTGGAGCCAGCGTAATCAACGCTGTTAATGCCAAGATCATTAACTCTATATCTTTAAAGGCCGGAAAGACCGGTTACATTCTTCAGGGCATCAAGCAGATTAACAACTTCCTTGCCGAGGTGGTGCCAAACGACACCGGACTAAACCGATGGAGGCACAACCTTAATGCACGTGTATTCAACCTTACAGCAGAAGCGAGAAAACAGATTGACCTTATCGCTGATGGTGCTAACCTTGTAGCCGTTCTCGAAAAGAAATGGAAAGGAACAGCACAGGCACACGCTTTCATAGTTCTTGGATGGGGTACCGGTTTAGAGATTGCTGAAGGTTCTGAAAACTCAAATGAGAACGATGGAAGCTTTGTAATGCGATTGGCCAGTTCTGAGCTTGCCCTTGAGGGAGAAGGCCCTAAGAACTATTTAGATACTAATTACGCAACCAGTTCAACAGCATTCGCTAATAAGTTCGTTGCCGTAGGTCCATAGTGAGGGATTGGAGTATATATAACGCCGATACCGTACTGAACGGAAAAGACAAAGATGGAAATCGTTTAGTGCTGGAGTTCTCTAAAGATTTTAGAGAGCGAATGGGTTACAATTTGGACATAAGTTGTCCAAAATGCTTCAGAAACGATTTTGATAAATTCTTAAATAAAAACAACATGTCCACAAAAAATAAAAGTTCATTCAAGCTGAAGCCAATGTACAACGGTATCGCTCTAGGTTTTGGTTCCAAGGTATTTCTTTCAGACGATAACATCACGGACGAATTGGCGGAAAAATTCGTAAAAGAACACCCGAAAGGGCTAGGGCTTTTCAGCGAATATCCCCAGCCAAAAAAAGAAGCTGAAAAAAAAGTAAATAAGAAAAATGCCTAGTAATTATGAAAGCAAGGCTCTTATTTGCAACGTTGGCCGAACTGGTCAAACGACCTCTTACATTAGATAAGAGCCTCAAGGTTATAGTTAACGGAGAAGAAAACGACTATGCCGAAAGAGTAGAACGTCTTATAGACAACTCCATAACCGCCAAACAATGCCGAAAGCTTTTTAAGCAATTCATTACCGGCAAGGGATTCGGGCCTACCCTTAACCCTATAACTGTAAACGACAAAAGACAAACCACCTTATTGGATTTCTTCATGCAATTCAATAGGGAATTTGCGACTCACAACGGGGCCTATGTGCATGTAATGTACAATGTGGCCGGGGAACCGGTTAGGTATTCGGTGGTACCCTACACTAGAATGCGATTAGGCAAAAAGGACTCTGAGGAGTATAACGGAAAATTTGCTGAATATGAGGATTGGCAGAATCCAAAAAAGAATGACTTCAAATGGCTCAATCATTTTATTCCGGATCCTAAAATAGTCCAAGGCCAAATTGAAAAAGCCGGTACTATTGAAAAGTACAAAGGTCAGATTTTCTTTTTCAATCCCAGCAACACGGACTATCCTTTGGCGCACATTCACCCGGTTATGAATGATGCCGACTCCGAGTTCAGGGGGGGTGTGTTTAAAAACAAGTCCCTAAGGAAAGGGTTTTTCGGTAAGAATATCCTAGTCACTCCTCCAAGGATAGACCCCGCACTTACCCGAGTTGACAAAACCAATCTTACTGAGCAGGATTTACTTGATTTAAGACACCAGGAGAAACTTGCTGATGATGTTAGCGAGACCCTAAAGTCATTCGTAGGGGTAGAGAATAATGAGGGCTTTATGAGCCTTGAAATGGAGTTTGAAGGGGACGACATCGAAAAAGCTATAAAGCATATCAAGATTGAAACAGATATCGATGACAAGCTTTTCGCTTATACCGAGGAATCGGCATCCAACAATATCCGGAAAGCGTATAACAACGTGCCAAAGGTTCTAGTGGATTCGAGCGAAAGCGGAATCTTTGGTCAATCCGGGGAGGCTTTTAAACAGGCCAAACTGTTCTACCAAGAGCAGACTGAAGATGAAAGAATGTTGGTTCTGGAAGCCTTTAAGCAGTTGTTCAAAGGTTTTAAGGCTTTTGATTCAAACCAATTGCAGATTGAGAAATTGATAACTGAAGTAAAAAAAGTGGAAGATGCCGTTAATTGATCTCACATACATAGGAACCAAAAAGGATGTGTCCAAGCATTTGGACAAAGTAGCCGTGCAGCACATTGACGATGCGGAACTGGTAGACCTCAAGCCTTTGTTGGGTGAGAAATTGTATTTACATATGTCGGCTAATCCTAATGAAACTATTTACGTGGCCCTTCTTAATGGTTCTACTTACACATATGACGGTTTCCAGTACACACATCCCGGAGTTAAAAGGGTTTTAGCTGAGTTTGCTTATGCCAGGATAAGCTTTTTCGGTAATGAAAAAAGCACGCCTTACGGGCTTGTCGAAAAAAGATATGATGATGCCACTATGATACACCGGGACCGGGCAAAGGAACGGTATAAGGCCAGTCAGCAGATAGCCGTACAGCTTTGGTATGAGGTAAAGGCATTTCTTGACCGTAATAGAGGCGATTACGAGTATTGGAATTGCAGCGAGGGAGTGAGAGGGCTTTTATCTAATTACAAATTAAGACACATACGATGATCGCAGTAATAAACAACTTATCGGCCACTACTTTCAGCTTTAATGGAATCCCTTATTTCAAGAATTTCATTAGTGTTGTCTCCGGTAACAATGTCAGGATATTAAACACTTACGACTCCAGCCTACAGCTGATGCCGTTATCGTTATTTTCTGACATCACGGTCAATGGAAGCACTTATGCGAGCGCAGCTCTTTTACAGGAAGCTCTTTTGCCTGTTCTATTTACCAGATCCAGCTTAGCAGGCATTCAGATAGACGGTGCAATCACAAACGTAAACTTTGCGGGTGATGTTTTGACCTTCACTTTAGCGGATACAAGCGTGGTTAATATCGACCTGAGCTCACTTAATCAGGGCTTGGCACTTACAAACCACATTTCAGATACGAATAACCCCCACGGGGTAGACGCGAATGACATAGGCTTGGGCAATGTCAACAACACATCAGATGCAGGTAAGCCCATTAGCGATGCTCAGGCGATAGTGAACGACAATAAAGCGGATCGGAGTGCTACCATGGTAGAGATTAATTCCGTTGGAAGCAAACTAGGGTTGTATTGTTTTGGCAAAAAAGCCGGAATCAATGGCGGCAATCTAATCGTGGGCTGGAAATCCACGGTAGCCAACCCGACCAGTGATGCAGATTTTGAAACACCTTACGGACTAGCACAATAAAATTATGGAATGGATAGGAATAGCAATAGCGATTGCACTCGGAATAGCAGCGGAGATAATCGCTGTTAAGAACAAAGGAAAAACGGTAATTGAGT